TTGGACATTGTTAACGCAGAGATCAAGGCACGCAAGGCGCGTGTCATCAAATAGGGGAACCATCATGGACCATAACTTCTGGCTCATTGTGCTGATTCTGTTCATAGGTGCAGCAATCGGTGTTGGTATCGTGTTTTTACTTGTTGCTGCAATTGCAGCGTTAGGGGATTGATATGAATGAAAGAGAAGCCCTGAAGCTGGCGCTTGAGGCGTTGCAAAGTGGCGATTATTGGAAAGGTGTCGCGGCAGTAAACGCCATCAAAGAAGCCTTGGCACAGCCAGTTCGCATCACATGGGATGAACGTGGAGTAAGAACTGTTAATGGAGTGCCTGATGATGCACAGCCAAAGCAGGAGCCTGTGGCATGGTACGACCAAACGAACGGTGTGGTCAGCGCAGACAAGAATGACTCACGGTTCACGCAGCTAGGACAGGTGTTGCCTTTGTATCCACAGCGCACATGGGTTGGGCTAATGGATGAGGAAATTCGTAAAACGTGCGTTGATATTCATGGTGGGTATGAACAAGCACGAGCCATCGAAGCCAAATTAAGGAGTAAAAACACATGACAGAATTCAACGACTTCGAGGTGCTGCTTATGCTGCTATTTGTAGCAATCGCACTAGACTTAGCTTTTTGGGGATAACGATGGACGGTATTACAGTTAACGCATTTGAGTACAAGGAATTCATGCGGCAATGGCAAGCTATTTACGGCAACATGTTTACGACCATGAATATGTCAGCCAGCAACAGCAAGAAGATGACAGAGGTTGTTGACCAAGCCAGAAAGACCAACAAAAAACACGGCACGATCATGGGCATCAGCAAAAACGTGGTGTCCTTGGAGCCTAAAGAATTCATCATTTACAGCAGAGCTGGAACCGCTGGAACGAAGGGGAAGAAAAATGGGTAAGGGTTCGACAAGAAGAAGTCAGCAGATTGACGAAGACCAAATGAAGTCCAACTGGGACAGAATCTTTGGCAAGAAGGAAGAAGAACCACAGTACGAGGAGGAGTTCTTCTGTCCTGCTTGTGGTGGTCCAACATACACGAAGCCACATTGGAATTACATCCAATGCGATGACTGCTTACATAGAGTCAAGAAACAGGAGATGGAGCCATGACAGGCTGGCGTAAGAAGCAAATAGAGGATGACATGCACGACAACGTATCACACCCAAAGCATTACACCTCGCACCCATCAGGCATCGAGGTCATTGAGATCACCGAGCACATGAACTTCTGCCTCGGTAACGTCATCAAGTATGTGCTGCGTGCAGACTTGAAGCATGACGCCATTGAGGACTTGGAGAAGGCACGCTGGTATCTGGACAGAGAGATTGCAAGACGTAAAAAATGAGATCAGTTCAAAGACCAAGAATCATCAGAGCGCTGACAGATAAAGGTTACACAGCCGTTGAGCTGGCTTCTGTGGTGCATTGCACAGTCAGATGCTCACGAATGATCGTCTCCAAGCTGCACAAAGAAGGCTTGGTGCATATCCAATCTTGGAAGCGTGTGGAGTACAACAGCATCCCTGCTGCCGTTTATCGCTACGGGATTGGCGTTGATGCCGTTAAGCCTAAGCCACTCACGGTGCTGGAGAAGGCACGCAAGTGGAAGGCAAACGAGTCAGTCGAGCATCGAGAGTTTCGTTTGGCACGCCAGAGGCAGTTGCGTAGGAAGGTTAAGCGTGACCCGTTGGTTACGGCTTTTTATGGAAGCGGATACAGCAAGCCAGCAGACTGAGGCTGCTCTTGAGCAAGTAAGTTAGGAGCTGCAACGCCCATCGCAGCAGCTATTGCAGCATTGCGTCTGAACGGGTCAAAAGCTGCGAAACGTGAGCGAATACTGTCAGGGTTAAAAATAATAAATTCTTCCATTGGCTTTCCCTGTAAAACAGTAGCAGAATCAAATCCTTCTTGCATTAACTCATTTTTACGTTGTAAAGATTTTTCAGATGCAATATCTCTATATTTTTTTAATCTTTCTGCGGCTGCTTTTTGTGCAGCCATATCTCCAAATTTAACAACTTCATTTGGGTTGTAATCTGGAGATTGCATCATTAAATTGTATTGAGCCATTGATAAATCATCCAACTCTTTATAAGGCATTTGATAAGAGTTTTCAGATTTTGCAACTAAAGGAATTACATTTGCGCTTGTTTTATTTCCATGCAAAGTTGCATATCTTGATGCTTCTTCAGTATTTGGTGTTGTAAAAAATCCAAGTGTTGCGTTTGGATTACCAGTATTTTGTCCAGCTAATGCAAAATCAATATTAGTGATTTCATTTTGTGCGCCATGATAAACATCTTTATCAAATCCCATAGCAGCAGCACGTTCAGCAGCAGTATTGTCAGCAGCCAAGCCTAATCCACCTTGCTCAACTGGCAATGCAGCACGCTGTTGCGCCAGACGCATTGCTTCTTCTTGTGGATAGGTGAATGATGGTTTTTCTTGTTGTTGCTTAATGGCTTTTGCTTGTTCAATATATGAATCAATGCTCATTGAGCTTGGAGGTTTGTTCTGCATCAATCCTTTTTCGATTGCAGTCTCAGAAGCTCCAATATCAAACATCTTAGACGCCTGTAATCTGTCAATGATTTGACCGTCTTTAGTCATAAACAAATCACTATCAACTTCAGCGCCTTTGGGGTAGATAAACTTTCCTCCCTCTTTTCTAACAACTCCCTCATAAACTGCTCGATTCAGCGCATCACCGTGAGTGCGACCAGTAAAGATACGATCTCCAATCAAAACAACAGCGCTTTGAATTGGATTTCCTTCTCTAACAATGCTTGGTTGAACAGCTCTCATCGGCTGAGGCGTAATAGCAGCCAATGGACCACGACCATAGACCATTGCTTCATTTATGGCAGAACCAGCCAAGCGACCAGCACCACGAGCCAAGTCAACAGGACCACGAGGGTTCATTGCAGCGCCAAGCTGCTCCATGCCAGCAGTCTCCATGCGTGGTGCAGACACACGAGGAATGTTGGACAGAATGCGCTCAGTCGTTGGTGCTGCTGGCATTTGCTGCAACAAACCTTGCACGCTAGATGGCAAGCGTGGTGTGATGTACTCACGCGCCAAGGCGTTCACATCACCAAGCAATCCAACAGGAGCAACCGCAAACCCTCGTCCTAATGACTCAAGATTGCTCAATGAGCCTCTGAAAGCGTCTGCCAATAAGCTGTCTGAGTAAGGGTTTTGCGTTGCCATGTTGTTATTGTCCCAATAAACCGCCTGAGATATTAGACCCGATCTGACCACCTAAGTAGCCTGTGCGACCAGCAGCGCGAGCACGCTCTTCGTTCACACGCTGGATAGTCTGCGCCATGTCCATGAGCTTTTGACGCTCACGAGACAACAGAATCTGACCAATCTCATTGCGAACTGGCTCAGGTGTCTGAATACGACCATAAAGATTGGTCAAGCCTGTCAAGATTCCAGTAGGACTGCCAGAGGCAATCGCCTGACCTGCTTGCGCTAATGGTGCGACATCTAAGTCAGCAGCACCAGCCAAGCGTGCAGCAGTTTGAGAGCCGCGACCTGCTGATTCCATTCCCTTCAAGCGAGCCTCTTTTGCAACTGCTGACGCGAACTGACGGTAATCGTTGCCAAACACTTCACGCAAACGCTCTTGCGTTGCTGGCTCTTTCCACATCTTGAGCAAAGAAGTCTGACCAGCCTCTGTGCCAGTCTTCTGACGTAAGGCTTGCAAAGCACCAATGCGGTAAGCATCGACCTCAGACTGTGTGAAGTCTTTGGTCAATTGCTTGATGTCCATAATGTCACCAGTCATTGACTTACGACCAGCTTCAGCGGCATCCATCATCTGTGATGGACCTGCCCAAGTCTTCATAGCTTGACCGTAAGCAGATTGACCGCCAACTTTGGGAGACTTAGCCTCAAGCAAAGACATCAGGCTCTTACGCACATCGTCGTAAGCGTTGGCTTGCTGACTGCTTCCTGACTGCTTCAAAGTCTGAGCTGAGTCATAAAGAGACTGCTTCAAGGTGTCCAGCACGTTCATTGGAACTTGCTCGCCAACCTTGAGCTTAGACAAGTCAAGTGTCTGACCTGTCTTTGTCTTGTAAAGCAACTCGGCAGCGCCTTGCAGCTTCTCAGAGCGATTCAAGACATTCATCAAATCGTTGTCAACTGTCACGACAGCCTTGTCAATCACATCATAGAAAGGACGCGATGCGACCTGACGCTGTGTATTGAAAGCCTCAAGGCTTCCAAGGAAGTCTGCACCCTTAGTGCCTAAAGCCGTGTCAGCAGCTTCCATCAAGCGACCTGCACGACCAGCCTGACGCTCACGAATAGCACGCTCCAAAGCCTGTTTTGTCTCACCAGACAGCGTTGCAACGGTATCGAGCAACTGCTTGGTGCTTGCACCGCCAACGTCAGCAATACGAGCCTCAGCGCCTAGCTTACCCATGCGAGCCTGAGCCATGCCTAAAGCGCTTTGCAGCAAGTCTGGTGGCGTGTCACGCAGTAAGGCTTCAGCAACCTTTTGCTCTGCGTAGCGACCAGCAGCCTTGTCAGAGACACGACCAAGGATGTTTTGACCAGTAGCGCCAAGAACTGACGCAACGGGTTGCGTAACAGCACCAAGACCTGCGCCTGTCGCTGCGCTTGCCAGTACATCTTTGGTAATTCCGCTAATGCTCTCAGCTTCGCTTCCACCAAGACCACCTAAAGCGCCATAACCAGCACCAGCAGCGCCAGCCTGTGCAATGCGTTGACCCATACCCATGACTTGACCAGCAGCAGGTGCAGCCGTTAGATAACGACCTGCGCTTGCAATGGCTGGACCGACATAAGGCTCTGCCATCTTGCCAACAGCTTGCACGCCTTTAGAGATGCCTTGAGTAGCCATGAAAGGCAAAGAAGCAGCCACCTGTCCAGCAGTAGACATGAGAGGCGATTCTTTTTCGTATGACTCAGCAGCACCGCGAACGATGTCACGACCTTCACGGTAAGCCTGAGCCAATGGCTTGCCTTCCACAACGGCTTTAACTGGTGCTGCAACAGCGCCAGCAAGCTCATCGAGGAATCCGAAAGTTGGTCCTTGCAATGCGCTGATTAAAGCCTTCTCAACTGTTGGCTTCTTCGCGCCTTGCTCGTAAGCAGCAGACTTCTGAGTAGACAAGAACTTCAGGATTTCATTTGGCTGATATTGGTTTGCTAAAGCCTCATTGACTTTAGGTCCAACATCAGGCATCTGCGACAAGAACTGAACGATCTCATCGTCACCATAACCAGCCTTGCGAGCCTCAGAGATTTTGCTTTGTAGACCGTCCATGATCTCAATTCCTTAAGGGTTAAAGATGCTGCCCAAAGGCTTGCGTTGTTGACCTTCTTGAGCGCCACCAGTTCCAGCTAATGCACCTGAGTTTCTCATTACTGATGGAACAGTTGCAGGTGCGCCAAGAGCTTTGTTTGGGTCAAGGTTGTACTTGGAAGCAAAATCAACATACTCATTGCGCTTCGTGTTGTAAGTCTGACCAGCAGCAGCATAAAGCTCATTCGCAAGGTTTTGGAAGTCTTGACGTTGTGTCGGTGTGAGCTTAGTACCTTGTGACCAGTTCTGCACATAGTTCTGCAATCTGTCCATCTTGCCAGTTGCAGCCATTGCAATGCCAAGTTCAGATTCACGCACCACAGAGCCAGGGTCCAATAGCTTCATTAGCTTGGTAGCAGCGGCAACATCACCGATTGGATTTTCTTGCTTCAACGAAGACTGAACCTGCTTGAATGCAGATTGCATGTCGTTGAAGTCCTTGTAAATCGGCTCGTTAGAGAACATCTTTTTCAAGTTGACTTCGTTCTCAAATCCCTTTTGACCTTCACCCATGTTGACGGTAACAGCGCCAGAACGACGAATTGCAAGAATGTTTGACAATGTAACTGGCATACCAGCAGCCTTGAGCAAACGCACTTCATTCGGATTTGCTTCAGGTGAGCTTACGGCAGTCACTTGACCAGTTCTAGTGTTTTGCTGATATGTGCCTTCCGCTGGAAGTCCTAACGCAGAAACTTGTTGTGGTGTCAATACATTAAAGCTGTCGCGCTTCAATTCTTCTTCAAGAATCTTAGGCAGCATTGTTGTTGGGTCCATAGCAGCCAAGACTCTTTGCTCTGGCGTCAAACGAGAAAACATGCCACCAGCAGCAGTTGGCTGTCTTACTGGTGCAGGTGCTGCCGTAACTGGTGCAGGTGTATATGCACCTTGACCAAGCATCGTGTCAGGAGCTGCACCGCGACCACCTAAGTCAATTCCGCTGACAGGTTCTGCTGGTTGTTGTGCAACTTGTGGAGCTTGTTCTGTTTGAGGTGTAACGCCTCCACCAAGCAAAATTCTTTGCAGGTTTCTGCGTGTCTGAGATTCTTCGAGCTTTTGACGAGCCAAGAGATTCTGCAAAGCACCCTGCTGCGCCTGAGCGTAACCAGTAGCACCAGCCTGTAAAGCACCACCAAGAGCCTGACCCAATGAAACAGGTCGAGTGCTTGGACCACCAGCCTGAAGCAAGGCTGAAGCAGCTTGCAGTATTGCTTGGTTCTGAATGCCTTGCTGCTGTGCAGGTGTCAGATACTCTTCGAGTCCTGAGCCACCCTGACCAAAGAGTAAACCGCCAAAGTCTTGCATTGTTGCCATGATGTATTCCTTAACCCAACAATCCTAATCCACCGCCAATCAGAGCACCGTAACCAGCACCTGTTGAGCCACCAATCAAGTTGCCCAACATACCGCCAGACAATGCACCGCCAAGAGCTGATGCTGATGTGTTGCGATAGATTGGTGAAGTCTGAGTGCCACCAAGGTTTGCAGGTTGCAGACCTAAAGCAGATTGGCGAATGCCAAGACGCTCAAGCTCCAAGTTGCGAGCAGCATCGAGTCTGGCTTGTGCCAAGGCTTGACGTTGTTGCTGTGCGCCCATCACGGCTTGTGCTCCTGTCATGCCAAGGTTTTGCTGTTGTGCGCCCAAAGCACCAAGCTGACCAATAGCAGCCTGACGAATGCCAGCACCTTGTGCAAGTGCAGCCTGATTAGCTTGAGCTGCTGCAAGCATACGAGCAGCATCAGTCTGACCAAGTTGTGCAGCAGTCGTAAAGCCTTGCGAGCGTAACTGAGCAGCAGTATTAGCAGCCTGACGGGTGTAGTCTTCGTTTGCCAAGGCTTCAGCAACTGCCTGACGCGAACCACCAAATGCTTTTGCGGCAGAAGCTCTAGCTTGCTGCGCTTGCTGGCTCATCTGGCGTTGACGCTCAATGTCACCTAGAGCACCTTGAACGACTTGATTCTCATAAGGGTTTCGATAAGCGCTCATGTACTGAGCACCAGTTTGAGCTGCAATTTGCTGAGGTGTGTAACCAGCCTCTTGCAATGCCAATCGAGCTGCTTCGTTTGTTGTAGTCTGACCAGCACCACCTAATCCAAGGCTTTCCAATTGCTGCTCTGCTGTACCGTATTTAGCCGTAAAGTCAGCTAATTGCTTTTCACCCAATCCAGCAGCAGTTGTACGAGCTTCTTCAAGGTTGCGTAAGTAAGCAGCCTTCATCTCTGGGTCAATGGATGTGGTTGTGGTGCTCGATGTTGGCTTGTTGCCTAGACCGCCACTTAAAGCCAAAGCACCTGCGCCTAAGCCTAGCATTTGACCAGTTGATAGACCAGCCAATCCAGCAGCAAGTCCACCTGTACCAGCTCCACCTAGTAGACCAGCACCACCACCAAGACCTAATGAAGATAATGTCTCAGCATCTGTGATTCCAGCAGCCCACTCTGGTAATGTAGATGCAGCACCACCACCAAGACCAAGACCTCCAAGTCCACCAGTAGCGTATAAACCGCCACCAATCAGAGCAGCTTTTCCTAATGGTGAGCTTGCGACATCCTTCACGGTATCAACTGCACCGCCAACAAGATCGCCAACCCCACTAACCACATTACCAACAAAATCACTCATAACAGACCCCTTTTATTCCTTTGAGGAATAGATACTGGCTTTTGAGCCATCCAAACAAACTATCTCAGCTTTGTTGTGCCATCCAATTACTTTGCCAAACTTTGCAAGTTTCTTGTTGCTCTCAGCAACTAATGCAAAAATAGGACGGTTAACCAAACTTTCTAAACAAGTCAGGTCTGCTTTATATCGTTTTTTGGTGTCTGCGGTCCATTTGTGAACGTCAGTATGAATCCATAAACGATTCTCGAACAGCTCCAAGTAAACCTTGTAGTCATCACGAATGATGACTGGGACCTTGCCTTTGCAATCTTTCTCTTGTGTCAATTCTAAGCCTACGTCAAGCCTTTGGCACATCACCTCTGACCAGACGCCACAGCGTCAAGACGATTCACGCCTACACGCCAATCGCCCAGAATTGACCCTGTGTAGCGAACCTTTACCTGACGGGCAGAAAACCGCACATCTGTCGGCTGCGCTGCGGTATATGGACCGTAAGTCGTTTCGTCAGAAGTCGGGTACATCCTAGTTTTGAACGACACCACAACCTCGCCTAGCGTCTGCTCGTCTGGCAGCACCTGACGCACAGACATCACGTTGTCCCCGTTACCAATCTGCAAAGGTCCAGTCTCGGCATAAGGTGTCGAACCATCGTAGTTAAAGCCAACTTCGTGCTCATAAATGTACCCGTCAGAAGACACCATCAGAGGGTCTAAAAACACGCCTCTGTCAGTTCCAGCAGTCCGAGACATCGAACCAATAGACCAATGACCTTCGCGGTAGTTATAGGTCACATACGAGTCGTTTTCGTTGGATTGTGATGATGGGTAGAACCAAGTCAGCTCGCCATACTTTGAGTTGTGGACTGCATAGACTTTAGAACATTGGTTGTAATTCATGTTCTGGAAGACGTAATCTCCAACGTCTGACACCAAAGGCTTGACATAACCGTCATAAATCCAGAAGCCTGAACGAGACATCCAGATCGCAGCCGTGTCAATCGCGCCAACAGCCTGAGATGAGATCACGCCACAGCCTGAACCAGCCTTCTCAAACGAGTAAACGTAAGGCAAACCAATGTATGTCGAGACATGCACATCAACGTCAGTAAACAGCAAGTTAATGCCCCTGACGCGCTTGCCAGTCTTTAATGAGCCAACTGTTTGCAGCTCGAAGTCACCAGCCTGATTGGTGGCTGATGGTGTCCAGACTGTATTGTTCTCTTGGTCGCACCACTTCACCATTCTAGGGTTTCCACTAGCACCTAAAGCAAAGACAAAGCGTTCAGCCGTGGTCATCACGGCAGCGCATGAAGTAGGTGCATTGGTAATAGCAACGGCTTTGGTAGGCGTTGAAAAGCCTAACTGCCACTCCAAAAGCTGACCATCAGCAGAGGAGCAAGCCACCAGATACTCACCCCAAGTGTCCATTGTCCAAGTGGTTGCAGGAGTCACAGAACCGTTGTCTGGACGCGCCACACCAAAAGCATAAGAGCCGTAAGTCGAATACCCATAACCTGTCTTGACAACAGCGTCAGCAGCACCAGCTGTGAAGGTTGTAGGCGTGATGTCCTTCAAGGTTCCAGCCTCGTTCATGGCATATAGCTTGGAGTGAGTGCCAGCAGCAATCCAGCGATCTGCTGAGTTATCCCGCCAAGTAATCAAGCCACGGCATGAGCCTGTCATCTGGCTGCTCGACTTCTTGCGCCACCCGCCAATAGGTCGCAAAGTTCCTTCAAACCAACGAACTAGGTTCGAGTCAAAGTATCTGCCTTGCGATTGGTATTCAGTCCCATTACGGTAGACGCCAGCAGGGATTTTGAGAGGAATGAGTGCCATAGGTCAATTATGCTGAAAGATTGGACACATAGGTAAGAGTAGCAATCGCAGAAGGAATTGCAGGTCTTGTCGGTGTTGTGCTTGTGCCGTAAGCCTCAATTGACAATCCAATGTCTGATGGTCGCCACATGATCTCGATATAGTCATTAGTCAGCATGTCAACATAGAAGTTGATCGCGGCAATCATGTGTGCAGGGTCGCCAGAGCTTTTACGGGCTTGCATCCCGAATCTGCTGTTTGACTTTGCTATGTCAGAACCATTCTTACGAAACCAGACATCTACATCCTGCGTGTCGTTTGTCGTGTTCTTGAACTGGATGCTGAACTCAAGGTTATAAAGCCCATCCTGCGAGACATTCAGCCGTGAGCTGTTGGAAAGCGTCACGCCATTGCTGAAGTCTGTGGTGTTGAATGTGACAGCATAGGCAGTCGTGGTGTTGGCTGCCGCCTGATCTGTGGAGTCTTGGAAAGCCCCGTAAGGCTTATTTATGTACTTACCGCCTCGTGGTCCTAAAAGCGCTTGAAAGACGTTTCTGATGCGTAGGAAGAAGGTTCTTAGGGCTGCATTGGTCTGCGCTACGGTCAAACGCTCATACCTGTCCTGCGGATTGGGCAGGTCAGGGACTGGTGGAGTATCTAACTGTTGATCGAAATTCGTAGCCATAGACCATATTTTCGCTCAATTAACCCTGTGCGCGGCACACGCCAATGCAAGCATCGTATAGCGCTTTGCGCTGGTCGTACCCGATCAAGCCACCATTGATCTTGACTGTCATGCCCTTGATGTCCTCTTTGTCGGCAAAATCAGCCAATTTGTTAACTTTCCAGAACCATCCTGCACTACGAGCAGCATTGTTAGGCTCAAGCAATAGGTCTGGGTTGCTTACGAAGTCAACTCCCAAAGCTGCCCCGCAACGAGTCACATTGTCCTTGCCCGTCAATTGCTTCAGACCTCTTCCTCGAAAAGCGAAACCCTCACCAGACTCGATGGTTCCATTTCCCATGCGATTCGAGTAAACGACATTAGCGATTAGCTCAGGCTTACGGTGTAGCTGCTTGGCAAAAGCATTAGGAATCTTCTTGCCTTTTTCGTCCAGCTTATATTTGCCATCAGGATTCTTGACCGCGAAACGGTTAGACCAAACCGCAGCCATCGTGACATCAGAGTAATTCAAGTTTTCTTCTAGCATTGTGTAGCCAGCAGACTCATGCGCTGTCTGAGCGAGGAATGACGCAATACGCTCTGGCGTATTGATCTCAAACTCAGCGCATGTGTTCTTAATTACTTCAAGCCACTTGTCAGGGTCTTTGATCTTGACAGCGACCAGCATCTCGCGTGTAGGTATCATTTTTTGTCTTTCATGCGTGAACCTTGGCTAGAACCAAGCAAGAAGGCAAACATCGAGGTCACGATTGTTCCCATAACGTAACCAAGAATCGTGTCGGCATAACGCTGACCAGAATCAGGAATAGGAGCCCAGATCAGGCAAGGAATAAACACGATTGCAAATGCTGACCAGACAGCAATGAAGTAGTAAATGAATCGACGCACTAATGGGTCATCAGACTCCATCGCCTTCATCTGCATATCGGTGGCACGCTGGCGCGACTTCTCGTCCAGCTCTGCCATGAATTCTTCATGCTTTGCTGCCTCAGCGTTCCATTTCTCATAATCCTCTTTAGTGGCTTCGTGCTCAGGCTTTAGGGTAATCCCCATCTTCTCCTGCACATAATCCACGCCTTTCTCAATCACGGCATCAGCCACCTTTGGCATGTTGTTGGCAATCAAGCCATTAACGATTGACATAACTACTGGCAGCATATTAGACCCCTAAAGCAATAACAAACAAGACAACGCCTGAAGAGCCAACAGCCACAGCAGCGTAAAACAAAGGCATAGAAACAGCAAGGATTGCAGCGGTAGACAGCACAAGTCCTAGCTGCATCAGCATAGCTGAATAGGTGTAATAAGGAGACTTGGCAGACAAGGTTTTTTGTTCTGCTTCAAAAGCAAGAGCAGCTCCCTTAATGGCATCCATGTCATCGTTCATGCGCTTTGCTTCTGAGTGGTAGTGCTGAGACAGCTTCTTGTCATCCACCAAGTCAGCCGTGGTCTTGTAAATGGCAGCTCTGACGTTCTTTGCCTGATACCAAGCCCATTGATTGTTCGCGGCAATGATGTCCTTCATAATGCGACCAGAGTTTCCATCCTTAAAGAAACTGTTAATCGCTACCAAAGCAGCAAGGATGATGAGTAAGACAGCAGCACGCTTCTTAATCAGAATCTCCATCTCGCTTCTTGTCATTGCCATCTTTATTCCCTTTCAATTGCTCATCAAGTTGTTGCTTCAGTTTCTTGGTTTCACGCCTATCAGCCTTCATTTGCTCGCTAAGAATCTTGTTGTCAAGATAGATAAAGGCAACGGCTGGTAGGGCAATGAAGCTGACGGTTGCGAATAAGACCATGCCCCAAAAGTAGATTTTTGCATCGTACTCTGCGATA